CCTCTGATGGATTAGGATAATTTGTTCTAACAAACTCACTTGATCTTATTGTAATCGGATAAGATGATGTCCCATCAATTAGCCGGGCCTCAATTAGTTTATCGAAGTTTGTTGGTAACGTTACGCTTCCATCATCCTCGATAATACTTAATGTTGTAGTATCCTGCAAGGCAAGGTCGTTCCAAACATGACGATCCTTTATATCCTCCAAGGCAATATCTAAACCTAATAAGATAACATCATCCTTATCGATTCGCCCTAATATATCTTGTACAGCAGAGACTAATTGTAAACGTGTTCTGGACATTTAAAAACTCCTTAGTCAACAACCTTTGTCCAGGTAGTCGTAAGCGATCCTACATTATGACAGACAGCAGAGGCCATGTAAATATCCCCAACACCCGCCGCTGTTCCCACCCAACAAAGATCACCTACGTTGTTAGCAATCTCTTCATCATTAGTTGGAGCATCAGTATTACTACAAAGTTTCATTAAGAAGTCTTTTTCCACAACCCTATCCGTTTGCTCGGTCTCTGCTGTCGCTGTAACAAGCTGGAGTTTCTTTAACATCGTTCTCCAAATTGCTTTACGATCCCCATACGTTAAAGTATTCTCAGCCATTTTTATTTCTCCTTTTCTTTATCTGAAAAATCTATCGTATCACTTAGAAGAGCAGTATCCGGTACACCCTCAAACTTAAAAATCTTCTTATACTTAAACTTCTTTACTAAAGGAGCTAAGTTAGGTGTTTCAACATCATGTAGAACGATGATGTCAGTACTTGTACGCAAAGCTCCTATAAAACGCACTCTATCTTTATAAAGACACTGTCCCTTCTTATCAAACTCAAGTTCAAAATCATCACAGTCTACAAAGACAATAGACCATCTTTCACCATCTTTTATAACAGGAAGGATTTGCTCAACACTTAGATAATGTCTAATTTGATGATTCTCTTTTATCAGAACGGCAGCATTTAATAAATATTTTTCGTTTCTTTCCAAGCTCAAGACATATCTTTTAGTTGCGTTCGTGAGTTCATGAAAAAGCGGGGTAGATGCATGTCCCGTTCCAATTTCAAGTATCCTACCTTCTGTCTTAAAAATCGCAGTCGTCAAAGCAGGTAAGTGACTTCCATAAATCCAGTATTGAGACTTATCCATTTTCTTTCTCCTTTTTCGAGTAAAATTCGTTTTCTATAACCTCAGCCCTAAGTTTAGTAGCATCCTTATCCCAGTAAACTTGTCTTGGTCCTACATGACCACATCTTATATCAGCATCACCTAAGACAATACCATGCCTTTCATCTATTTGTTTATAGAAAGTAACATCATCTGTTATGATTGTCCCTCCCTGCACCTCATTCTTGGTATGCTGAAAATAGGGCTTTAATAGATTCTTCTGCACCCAAACCCAATCAATTAAAGCACAGCCCAAACCAGTATATTTAATAACATGGATACCTGTCTTAGCATCTACATTAGCTACAAGAGGTGATATGTTCGTGCGAAACAACCTTAAAAACGCTCCTGCTGGAATAACTGTATCAGCATCTACGAACATTAAAAGGTCGCACTGCTTCTTCGTTGCTACCTCTGCAACAGCAATACGAGCATTATCGTGCGGCATTATTCCATTTGGAGTAATAATTACGATGTCAGCAACTCTACCTATTTCATAAGCAACATTCAGAAAAGAATCAAAGGCCTCTCCTGGTATTGAGTCAATAAAAGGTATTCCCAATCCTATTCTTAACATTTTATTCTCCCTAAATTAAATTAAATCAGTCGAAACAGTTTATCCTAACAGGCCGAGCTGTACTAACTGTTCCAGTGGACAAGACTGCTTGCATTTGGATGTTCCGCTTATATGAAGGCTGTGTAGCTGCATCATTAGTCATATATGCTGTTGACATCGCAGTACCCGTAGCGTTTACAGCTTTCAAATAATAACCTGCAGCATACGTTGTTGTTTCTGTCTCACCAGAGACATAACAAGCCGCATTATAGCCTTGGATTTGAATCCAGCCAAATCCTAATGTAGGAATAGCTGAAATACAAACACCAGCTAAGAAACCTAGGTTTGCTGTGAGAGCCACGGAGACCTTCTGCAACGCCGTGGTAGTATCAGCCCACTCATGGACAACAGGGACACCAACAGCGAGAGCATAAGCCTCATTATTCTTCACCCACCGATAAACCTTCCCATCATTGTCAAACCTAATAGAACCCACACCCTCGACGTCCCCTTGAGCAGCCGTCCTAGTATCGGTTAAATCAGTCACAAAGAGACTTTTAAGTCCCGAATTAGTAGCCATTTTCTATCTCCTTTTCCTAACAATGTCATTATGACATCTGTATAACTTATGTAAGGTACAAACTACCCTGACGACGAAGCGAACTACAAGCAGTTTCAAGAGCGCACATAATATGTGCAATTCTCGTCGGCTGATTATAAATCGGCTTCCATTCAGTCATTTCAAACCACAGTTGTGGGTCGTATACAACATCGATGTAGTCAGTGTTCAGAAACTTCATATACCCAGCGGTGATATCACTAGACCAGATAAGAGGTTTTCCTCTAAACCTTAACACATCGAACCCCAAGTCGGCCAACTTTGTAGAAGCATCCTTAACAATCTGGACCTTATCCTGGACAAACTCTGCGTACAGTTCATGTATGGCTTGTGTTGTGATGATAAGTTTCGGAACCTCATCAGCAAAGTTACCCGAACAAGTATTGTAGATGTTGTTCATACTTGTGATTAGATTAACTTCCATTGGAGCTATTCCCGCTTTAACCTGATGCCTCCACCAAGCGTTATTCTTATCAATCTTACCTAGAGTACTAGTACCTGTAGACGCATACGTAGTCGCTGGAGCTTCTCCTGCGTTATCAGGCACAATATTCATAAGCCCACCGACTGCATTTGACGTCTCAAGTATACTCTCCGTATTCGTCATGCTCCCTTCCGTTTTCTGTTTAAGAGCATTCCGGGCCGCATTCAACTTAGTCGTAACAAGACTTTTAATCTTATTAGGACCATTATTCTTCTGATCGTCCATAATAGATCGTTGTACATGAACAGCAAGATACTTCCACGTATAACGAGCCATTGTTTCAATGTCATCCTCCCCTGACGGGAGGGTAGACGTTTTCGTCACATCCTCTGCTGTCTTTTCCCCGTATGAGACTGTTCTCGTAATAAACTCACCACCGACTTGGGTTTTAAAACAACCCATCTCTCGAAGTGCAGCAACAATAGGTGTCGCACTTAAGATATTGTCAATAGCTTTTTTCCTGATCTCAAACCAGGTATGGGTAAAGGCATCATCGATTGTCCGTGTTAAACTCGGAACTGCCATTTTTATCTCCTTTATCCTGTGTTAAAATCTTGACCCTCAAGGGCTTTCTCTAACAATGCATCCATTCCTTGTTTGCCAAGATACTCTGTTTTATCATCATCAAACAAACCCTTTGTTGACGTCTGACCTGTTGGTTTTTCCGTATCTGTATTATCCTGTTTTTTCTTACCTTCCACACGTCTTTTCGCAAGAAGGTAAAGTTCTTCAACAGTTAAGCCAGGGTTTTGTCTATTTAATTCAACTATCTGTTCCTTATATTTATCGAAATCTGGAGCAGCCTTTCGTACATCTACGACTTCCCTTTGTATTCTCTCCGTTTCGGTCTGTTGTACAAACTTCTGAACACCAGATATGTCTCCCTTAACACCCTTTAATTTCTTATCCAATAAGTCACTAATTGTCTTTGTAACATTCCCTGTTGCAAGTTCAAGTAATTCTTTATTGGATAAATCCTCAAGACTTTTATCCTTCCCCTCATCATCCTTGAAAGATGGTAATTCGAAAAGGCCATCTTCGTTATCCTTCTCTTTAGAAGAAATCACAATCTCATTTCCCTTCCGCTTTGCCTCAAGAACCTTTTGAATATCAGGATCACGCATTAGTTGATTTAATGCTTCAACTCGGTTAATCTTGTCATCCTGTTGGGAAAACCTTTTTTCCAAATTGGCTTCTGCCGTGTCTTTTAAAGTTCCATTTTCATCCTTATCATCCTTATCATCCTGCATAACGTCTTTCTTCACATCATCAGCAATACTCTTAAAGCTATCCAAATCGTCTAAATTACGACTTTCCATCTGACTTCTCCTTCTTTATATCAACCTTTTCTTTTCTCTTATTAACATCATCCTTAGGCTTTAACCTAAGTGTCCTAATATAAACACCATACTTAACACGTAATGCTCGAACTGCTATATTAAACTCCCTTCTATTTATAGGATCATTTAACGCAGTCTCAAGGTCAACATCCCATTGACCATCTTTTAAAGTTAAAATTATCTTTTTCATTTTACAATGCTCCGCTATGTAAACCATGCTTATTACAATAATCCTTTAAACTCTTTCGAGTTTCAAACGTCTTAGGTTGTCCGTGTTCGACATCTATATGGTTAAGTGTAACAGGTTTCCATGTATTATCATGAAATGTTGAGTACATCCTGCACATTTCGCCTTCACACCGAGGACACTTAACCTCCACCGGCTTCACCGGAACTACTCTGTGGAACTTTTCCACCACCTTGTTGCATCTCTTGCATCGGTACTCGTAGATTGGCATTTTGCCCTCCTGTAAATAAACTCCCAATATCCTTTGAACCCAAAGCTTGAGCTAAATATCCCCTTAACTTCATCTGATCAACAGTGGGGTCTTGAGATAACATTTGATATAGCATCATAGCTTCTTGTTTCCTACTCCCTTGTGTAGGAGGTTGTTCATCAAATAATATCCTGCGCAGTATAGGAAACCCATTGTTGCGCACCATCTTCTCCAACAATAGGAATAACCCTATCTCCTGTCCAGTATTTAAAGATGATTTGATTTATCTTTCTAAACATCTCAATATACATTCGACGAAGAGCAATGAACTTCCTACCTACCCGTCTCATCGCTGAACGTTCAACAGTCATTGCTTCGGTTGCTGTCCGTCTACCTGATGCCTCAAACTCTCCTGCTTGATTCCTTGAAAAGCCCATTATCTCCCTTGCATTACGTCTAACTGATTCAGCATCCTGATATAGACTTAGGTTATTATGTGCCCCGAACATTGCAACTGCCTTTTGTAAGTCAAAACCTGCATTAACCTTAACACCTAAACCAACTTCGTCACTTAGAATATTCTCAAGTTGATCATCGTCAATCGCACCCTCTTGATATAATAGCTTAACAACAGCAAGTCTCCTTTGTTTTGACGCTTGTATTGAAATATCTGCGAGTTCTGCTTGATGAAACCGTAAGTAATAAGCACTTGGGGTTGTCCAAAAAGCTTTCGTTACAGGGACAAAACCAAGAGATGTAAAGGGTAAACCTTCTATTTGCAAAGGAGCATCTGCGTGCCTTAAAAACTTATCATGTCCTGTTGCAATAGCATATATTTTACCTGTTCTCTTATCCCTAATCTCCCATATTTCAACAAATGAGGCTTCTTTCCCCTCTCCCGTCGCCATTGCAACCGTTTCTCCAACCCTATAAGGTTTTTGAACTGTTTCATAGGAATTAAGGAAATCCTGCATTGATACTGTGGGTTCTAGGTCTCTTAAACCCAAGTACTTCCTATCTCCCTTAACATCATCGATATGTCTAACAACCCGATGAGCAATCCAAGGGGCATCTTTTAAATACCGTGTCCCCCAAGGAACAATTATATCATGAGGTAATACACTTTGCACCCAAGGCATTCCGGGCCGTGTTCCCTTATATTCAATCCTATTACCCCCTTTATTAAACATACTTAGGGTCGCACCGAGGCCCTCGGAGAAGTCTAAATCCGGGTCATAACCAAACTCACTATCATACCCAATCTTTATCATGGCACGTGAGTAGAGATAACAATGTGTTATCATATCTTCAACTTGAGCTGGTATATCTAATTCAGTCAATAACCAATTATCAATAGCTTCAACGACCCTTGCCCCCTCAACATGTTTTAAATGTAAAGGTTTAACTGTAATCCGAGGGTATGGGACGGATAAGGCTGATATAAGGGAATCACCTGTTGAATAGATAATATTAGGCCCTTTCTCTATAATATGACCTTCATCACCCTCCGGCGACTTGGAAAAGAACATATCTTCTAAAGAAGCCCAATAGTCCTCCATACCATATTTTCTACGATACTCAAGACCCTTATCGAGTTCAGTTACCCATTCAGATACTTTTAATTCTTTCTTTCTTACCGTTTTTTAGTCCTCTTCTTTTTAATCTTCTTTAATGTCCCATAGACATAAGCATCTTTCCGTTTACCCTTTAACTTCAATTTCCTTGCCTGTCTTTCCAATTTTTCATGGAGTACTTTTGGCATCCTTTAACCCCGTAATTATATGATCCTTGCGTATGTTATCAACCTTAACACCACCTCCGAAGATTGATCCAGCAATACCTAACCCAAACATAAGAATATCACCATAAGGTCCGGTGTGTTGGTTTAAGAGAATAGAAGCAGCTTGAAGAGCCTTTGTAATGATAGCTCTTTTCCTCTCTAAATCAGCAAAAGCTGGACCTGTTTTGATAGGAAGTAGTTCTATTTCTTTTTCAATCTCTGTAAGGTCTTTTGTTAATTCCACCTCCTCAATCTTTACTTCGGCAACTAGCTCCTCTGTTGTTACCTCCTTACCCGTCAAGGGACTTTTCGTTTTCGGCACGCATCCTACTGTGTAAAACAAGATAACAAAACCAAGGATAATCGCTAGAAAAGTATAACGATTATGATCAATCTTATTCAAAAACACATGTAGTAAATCTTTCATTCTTAAATCTCCTTTACTTTAAAGCTAATGGTAATAAGACAACAACAGCACTTGTTAGTATCGTAATTACAATCGTGATAAACCATGTTGGACGATGTAATAGTAAGTCACGAACTTCTCCAATTACCTTGGATAAGCGTTCAAGTTCCTCTCTTAACAATTCCATTTCCCTGTCATGACTATTTAACCTTTCAATAACTCCACTATGTTTTGGACAGTCTGGCATGTTATTTCCTTTCCTGTTAGTAAAACGACGGTTCTATTATTTGACATTTATTAGCATTTACTCTTGCACTTGCACTTGAGGCTTGAACAGAAAGTTCAACTTCTATATAAGGCTCAACACCCGAAAAATCAGTCGCTGCCATTAATGCAAGGTCAAAAGTGGAATCAGCCGTAAACTTTTCTGTGATGTCTAAAGAATAAGCAGAGGATACTTTAGTAAGTCCTCCCCATTGATTTGCTTCGGTTCCTTTTGCGGTTAAAATAAGACCCCAATGAGATGGAGTGTTTAAAGAAACTCCGTAATCCAAGCCTCCTATAACCTGACAAACTCCGGGAGACCCTGTTTCAGTTCCCGTCAAATGGAGTACTGCGCTGCTAATACTAAAACCAGATGTATCAAAGCGAAGGAGAGCTCTTTCTAAATTAGCATCAAACTCTTCTTGCCAGCTGCAAACACTAATTTTATTAGAACCACCACTATCTTGCTCATCGTATTCTCTTGCAATAGTCCAAGTTGGATGCGGTGTATCAAACGTAAGAAAACTTCCTATAGTAATATTCGGGTCAAGGTTTATCTTCCCGCTTATAGGTGTTATTTTTGTGAGGTCAAGAGTAACTTGATTATTCATAACAACCATATTGTCTTTAAATGTCTTTCTCCAATCATCCAACCCCAGCCCAAACCAAACACCATCAATTTCCTTGCCCCAACCTCTTTTATCCTTCTTAATCCCCTCACTATATGATATATTATATTGAACTGATAAAACATGAGAAGGTACAATATGTCCAAACCTTAACCCCTTCTTAATAACAACATCAGCGTTTTGAAGGTCAACGGGATAAGAGGGTGTCATTTTTATAAAATCTTTGTCATTTAAAAAAGTTAGTTTAAAAGAAGAATCCTCTCCGAGGTGTTTAATAGACACAATGTCCTCTATTGGGGTTAGGAGGTCGTACCCCTTAGTGCTAACATATCTCGGAGAGGAATATAGACGTATTTTGTTGGTCCCTTTAACCTTTGCTGTTGTTTTGTTTAGTGGAATTAAAGTCATTTTACTCTCCCTGTACCCTTTCCTCTACCCCCACCTTTGCCACCACCCGGACCCCCTTTAGAACAACCTCCTGTATTCTTATTCCTTCGTCCACCTCCTGCACGACCCTTCCCTTTACCCGCACCATTCTTTGTTCCGTATGTCATTTTTTATCTCCTTTTTTATTTCAACTATATGCTGTGTAGTCAAAAGAAGCATCCTCTGTATCAACAGCGTTTTTGTGCCATAAGTATTCCATGCCACCTGTCCATAATCTATAAGTCTGCCCTGCCCTAAACCTTGCCCCGTCATTAGTTGGAGCGGTTTCTGAGTTAGATGGTACAAGACAAACGTCGTAATTCTCAACCGAAACATCTATGAATAACGTATGGTCTGGAAGAACTTCCACAGCAGCAAATTCTGGCCAATCATCATCTGTCTCACATGCAACTTGAGCAGCAGGTGTTGCTAAATTAGGAAAGGGATACCCCTGAAAGTGTTTCATTTTTTTAATCTCCTTTTTTTGTGACAAGGGTATAAAACCATTGACACGATTAGGTAAATAATATACATAGGAAGCCATGATACTGGTATTAGGAAAAGTATCATCTTTAAATCTTGGGACATTTTTTATTTCCTTTTGTTAAAATGTCACCGGATGACATTCCAGAACCCTTTCATTTGTTCCAACCATTACATCATAAGGGAAACCTCTTTTCTTCTCAAACCTACTTCTTATCTGATTTATGGCAACACCTGCAGATAAGGGACCGCCCTTTTTCGACAACTTCTCCTTCTTCTCCGAGACAGTCAAAGGCCACATTGGTATGTGCATTGCAAGGGAGTCTATAAGATCATCATGAACACCCCTTGGAAATGCGAGTAATTGTTGTACACTATCCTGCATGTGTGCCCTTAGGAGAATACGACCTGAGGCAAAAAGGGGTTGAAGTCCTGCTATTCGATGAGCTTTCTTCATCCCTCCTGTTGTCTGCCCTGTGATGTTAAAGTAAAAGGACCTTTTCTTCATCTCCTCCTCAATCCAGAACTTCAACGTTGATTGATAGGCGACGTTTTCAATCGCAACATGTGCCGAGTTCCATAATTCAACCTGTCTAAATAATTCATCAATTACATCCATAGGTGTTCCTCTTTTCTTCCAACTATCCAGGACATATATAAAACCTGTTGATAAATCTTTCCCTGTCGTTGTAATTGCATTTAAATCAGGGTCGTTTCGTTTAACCTCTCCAGGAGGAGGAGCCGGATCAACTGTTGTAGTAATAAACAAATGTGCTGGTTCAGTTATGAAGTACTTTATCCAGTCCGGTTTGAATATCATATCTTCTGACTTCATTGGACTGTTCATATAAAGAGAAGCATACATATAAGGCCCTAAGCCAATTTCAATTTGTCTAAGTGTTTTATTATCAAAGCGAGATGGATAAACGCATTCCCCTGATACCGCAGGATTACCAGCGGGGTCTTCCTTAGCCGCCCTTATGTATTGTTTATATATAGACCCTTCCTTATCCCTTATATGAGATAATAAATCAAGTTCAGCCCATCTTGTGCCAACAACAAGTAATTGGGATTTCATAGGAGATACTAATAATGGTATGGCAAGACGATGCCATCCAATAGCGGCTTGTACATCCTCCTTAGACGGAGCCATTGTTGCGTCTTTTAAGTCCTCAAGTTCAGGAGCAACAGTATCATCCTCAACAATAACATCATAGTGACGGGATGTAATCTGGGTCCGTGTCCCTGCCGCTTCAAATGTACTCTCATCAAATATACCCTTCCTTTTAACGCATAAAGAATCAGCTTTCCACTTACAAGAAGAATCAGGTAATATACTTGGAAATAAAGCTTTGAATAAATCATTCTTACGAAAGACATCAGATATTCTTGATAATTTCTTACATGCATTAGTGAAGGTATTTTGACATATTAAGACCTTAACATCAGGGTTCCTTATAGCCCTCCAAATAGGATAAGCACAGGAACAAACAGTTGTTTTCAGCCAACCACGAGGTAATGTTACAGCAACCCGTGTATCTATTTCATGATTCTCAAGTATTTGACAAAGAGGTCCATGTATATCAGGCACTAACCAATTAAACCCAAGTATCCCTTTTGCAAAAAAGTATAAAGACTCCTTCGCTTTCTTCGTAAGGAGATATTTATTCTCCTCGGTAAGGGATTCTTTATTCATCTTAGTATTAGATAAGGTTATCATTTTATTCCATTTCCATTTCCGTTTCCTGAACAGTATCCTTTATAAGATCAGATTCCGATAAAGCAACTTGTAAGACATTCATTTGATCCGTAGATATCATAACAACAGTTGGTTTCTCTGTCCTCTCCGACCTCCCCAAACCTACCCTATCAAGAATTGCCGTTGCTGACACTTGTCTTTCCCTAATAGGTAAATCATCATCCCTTACCACAGAGGCATGTAGTTTAGAGGCATCCAAAGACGCTTCATCCAGCACACTTCTTGCGTGCATTATAGAAGCAACATGACCATCATCAACTTTTTCATTAAGCCCTTTTTGTCTCCTCTTCAAAGCATCTTGGAAAACAGGGGAATTATAAATGTAGGAAATCCCCATAGGTGTCATGTTTACTTTCCGGGCAACATCCTTAATAGACAAACCGGTTAAAAACAGTTCAAGTATTTTATAATGCCTAGGGAGTAACCTTTTATTAAAGGGACGTTTATTACCCTGTTCAACATTATCAATATTATCTATTTCACTCATGTTCATCTCGTTCAAGTTCAAGTTCAAGTTCATACTCATACCCATACACCTACCCTATTATACGTACCTGTTTCCCATATACCAATAAGCGTTCGTTAAAATACTTAGTACAAAAGGGAAAAATTGGAAAAAATTGGAGAGGTGTAGTTTTTTCCGCCATCGAGGGGTATGGGGGGAGGGGTGTCCCCTTGTATTATCTGTCTCATATATATCCATATCACCACATATATCCATATCTCCCTACAACATTATAATACCTCATACTTCAAAAGTATCCCTTAACACAAGCACAACACCTCCTTGAATAATTCTTTACCTGTTGGATATCCCCTTAATATGTAACGAAACGTTACACGAAAAAAGATTGATAAAAAAAGAAGAAAAACTTGTCAATGTTTGTTAAGTAAACGTATAGTATATTGTGAATACACTTTTTTCAGTTTACTTTTTTTTGAAGGGAGATTAAAATGTTCAATGCTGTTGTAAACAAAGTGACGATGGGAAGCGAGAAGGAAGGTACGCTTGTAGTAAAAGGTCATATAAAGGTTTTGCAAGTTGGCAAGACGCAATGTACCGAAGATGACCTTGAACTACTGTATGATGCCTTACGTGTAAACTACACAAAAGCGCAAATTGCCAAACTGGCGTATGCACAAGCCCTGATCCCGCAGAAGCGTAATAATGTACGTACGGGAGAGTCAGTTGATCCCAAACTACTTGCTGCTGAATGTATGAAACTTGCTTGTAAAGACCCCGAAAAGGATCAAGCTTTGCGGGATGCGTACAACGATCAAGATGCACAGGAAGCCATACTTGCACCCTTTAAGGCAGAGGCACGAAGTAACCTCCAAGGTGTGACTCCTACAGTTGACTTGACTTTCGGCTTAGGAGGTACCTCTGCAGAGGACATAGACTAACAAACACATCAAGTAAGACAATTAGGTAGGTTTGGTTTACAAGCCTACCTTACCGTTTTACTTGTACTAACCTTAGCAAAAAGGAGAACTGTAATGGAAAGTGAAATAGAAAACAAACAGGTAAAAGTTGCACACACAGAATTAGAACGTTTAATCTTAGCCTTTGAACACCTTCGTGAAGAGTACAATCAAACAGGTAACTTCGAAGTTGGGCAGAAGCGCCACAAAGCATTTACGGCAATTGTTGATTATCTTGGAGAGGCTGAAATCGTAGAACGTATATACTAAAAGTATTAAAAAAAGGAAATGGAAACATGGAAAGTGAAATAGAAAAGTTTAAAGAAGGCAAAAAGCGAGCTAAAGCTGTGGCTAAGGAGACTTATCTTAAACTTCAAAAAAGCAAAGCTTTTGGAGTCCCTTATTGGATACATCAACTAACAGCGAGGCAAGTTCACGACATCCTCGAAAGTAGTATACTTAGCGATGGTTGTCGAGATTTCGGACAAGCGTGGGTCATTGACGATTAGTGAATAAAAAAAAAGGAAAAGGAAACATGGAAAGAGGAAACATAACCATTGTCAAAAAGTTAGTCTATAAAGAAGGTGAACACCACTTCTTTTGTCTACACTGCCATAAACCAATCCCCGAAGGAATGCGATTCTGTTCTCCTGAATGTCTTGAAAAAGCGAGGGGTTGGATAGAATATTCAGGTGAAAAAATGCCATCTTTCTATCAGGAAGATGGACATTTAATACATCCCTTAAAAAAGCACCGTGTTATTAAGAAAGTTGTAAAGAAGAGGGTTGTAAGGAAAGAGAACACCCTTGATATTCAGGGTATCGTTAAGGGTATGTCTTATGATGAGTATTGTGCATATTTAAAGGGGTTGGTTTTTTAAGGGTTTTGTGCAAAGGGGGCAAAATGGCCGGGAAACGTGGTACCACGGCATTTAAAAACCCAACCCGTACCCCTTACCCCCTTAAAAAACACAAGCCCTTAAAAAGCCTTACATAAACTAATGTCTCACACTTTTCTTGTAAATTAGTTAAACGTAGTTAAGGTTAGCTGGAAACCCATCACCCTAACCCCTTACTACATAACACTTTATATTAATGTTAGTTGTTTTAGTTACTTAGCTGGGGGCTATTTTTTAGTAACCCACACATACGCCACTTGCCTAATACTTCTAACATTGCCATAAGTTATTATGTAGTAAGGGGTTATAACATTAACATTTCAACTAACATTCGACCAACTCAACTAACTTTACCACCTAGTAAGTAGCCTAAGTATGTATAGGGTAACGACTTATAACTGTTTTACCCTTAGAAAACTACATTTATTATTACCAAAACACTTGCTTGATACTATATAAAATTATCACCTTTTTATATAACATAAGCAAGACATTTGGTTATTAGAATTATCATTTGCCCGAAGCAAGCAATGAGAATTATCACCCCCGTAAGTAATACATTTACATACATTTACTTAACACCCTAATAACTATCACAAAGGACACCTGGAATTACGCAACACCATAAAAACTATCACCTTAACATTGACCCTTTTTAAAACATTTGGATACCAAAAACAGCATAAACTAACCATTTTGTTAGTTTACCCCTTACCCTAAGTAAACATAAGCAAGCATAAGTAAGCAAGGGATTTACTACACTTATTACTCATAGCTTGCTTCAAGCTAAAGGATACAATATTAAGAAAACCACTACATTTGCCTAACAATATCAAAACACCCACGTCACTCGATGACATTAGTTAAACAAACCGGTAAGACAAAGAAAGGAAACTTTGTTAAAGGAGATAATAAAATGAACTATGAGAACGTCTTAACCAAACTTGAAATAAAGGAACTATCCTTTATCAAGACAACCTATGAACAGGCACGACAGATTAAAGATCGTAATATTGTATTATTAGACTTCTTACGTTCCAAAAAACCTTATCTAAAGGAAATCTTCAATGAGACCTTTGATGAGGAAGTTACCTTATGTACTCCTATAGGATGTCCACATTGTGAATGTCATGATTCGTGTGATACCTGTGAATGGAATGTCCCACATTTAAGGGAAATTGAGCAAGAGGAACTACCCCCCTTAAATGGTGCCTTTTGTGTATACCAAACGTTTGGTGGTATTCAGATTAAGCTTAGGACACTCTTTATAACATACCGTCCAAGTTCTGCCGATGTTAGTCTCGATCTATTTCCTCCAATAACCTCCTTTAGTAGATTTGAAAAAGTCTATCTTGACTCTGAAACCCTTCTTCTCGGCCATATTCAATGGGCGGACATTGTTTTGTTTGAAAAGGCATG